ATTAGTTATATATCGTATGCAACATCGCCAATACATTGACTAGCATTAAATCCTACTTCTATACTTACACTAGCTGTCCAGCCACTAACTTCATTATCAAATCTTTCTGTGAAAGGCTCACAAGCAATACTAGGTGATAATGCTACTTCTGTTTCAAAATTCCTGATACCTTTAAAATCGCCTGTTTGATTTTTTAATACACTTATGATATCGCCTATTGTTTCTAATGTATCGCTTAACACATCTCTTTCGTTACTTTCGTCTTTGCTTACTAAATCCATAACTATTAACTGAAAATTATATGTTAGTGTATGTTGTGCAAAATTTGCAGTAGATGTAGAAACGTGTAAAAGTGGGTATGTAGTTTCTACTAAATCAACTTCAAATATATCGCCAAAAGTAGTTGTATTAATTTGTAGATGACTGCTACCAATTTCTATAAATATATCATATAACATTTGTAGTGTTATATTTTTTATCTCTATGCCGTTTGTAAGTATCATTTTTTATTTTGTATATGTGTTAAATCTTTTTGGTATGCTATAAAATTAAAACATTCGTTAACTGTTAATTCTAATACATTGTTAAATTTTAAAATATCACCATTTGCTAAACTATAAATTAGACTATACCAGCCATATCTTTCTTCAAATTGTTCTTCTTCTGTCTTAACATCTTTCTGCGTTCTCTCCTCGATAGGTTCTTTGAATAAACTTGCATAGTGTTTATGTAATCCGTTGCGATAGTCAAAAAAAAACTGGCTGCACCATTTACTGTATCTATGCTAAGATTATCTCTAAATAATTTTGCTCGTTTATTAGCAGTTAAATAATCGTATTCTTCAATACTATATTTATCTTTTTTTTGCTTTGTAATTGGTCTATACAAAATAGCCATTACACTATCCATAGATGCCCAATTATCTGATAGTTTACTATCTAAATCTACAAACTCTTTTAATTTAAGTTCGTGTAAGTTAGGGTGGAAGCCATAATCTATACCATCTATTGTAATGATTAAGTTTAAATCTGTATTAGTTTTATTATCCATTAATTTACTTAACTCATTCATTACATTATCAATATCTGATTTTTTACAACTTTTTAATAGTTTTTTAGGTGCATTAGTGAAACAACTAATTGTAGTTATTGTTTTTTGTAATTCATCATCTACTTTATCTATGCTCTGCATAAAATTCATATACTTACCTAAAGATACTTGTGACCAGCTTGTAGGTATAGCATAACTAACATTGTTAATAATTAATTCCATACTATAAAATATAAAAAATAAAATTTGAGTATACTTGTAATGTTTTTAAACATTTAATTGTTTTAGTTAGTTAAAAGAGAGTGTGCTTATAGCCACTCTTTTTTTTTACTTAGGTTTACACAGGTTTACATATATACACATATCAAGTTTACACAAGTTTACGTATTTATACATAGTTATACAACTATTGCACATAATACACACCCTGTGGTTTTAGTTCGTAGTACATACGCATAGCCAGTGCATCACTAAAGTCAGGTGAACGACCAATAGCACTTTTTACTTCATCTTTACTTATTAGTTGAAGCTTAGTGTCTTTGTCAAAGTTTTTACGTCTTACTTGCTCTAATTCTTGTATAATATAATTTTTGTGAGTTATATTAGTACAGTTAATATATAGCTTAGACTTATTTAGAGCATCGCTAAGAGCATAGTAGCATTGTGTCTTTAGATTGATATAGTTTTCTTTTTTAAGTGCCTTAGAATTGTTTACAAAGCCTTTGCACCTTAATATATCTTTTACACCACCACCTACACCATCGTCATCTACTATAATATTACCTAATAATACGTTGTAGTTTCTTTGTATTGTACGTATTTCATCTGCTGCTTGTGTAATACTATTAGTGTCTAGTACCTTAAAGTATTCGGCTCGTAAGCCATTCCAATAAATTATTACTGTTTTATCTTTACCAAACCTAGCTATATCAGCAGTTATGTACCCTGTTCCAGTAGGTGTGTCTTGTAATTCAAAAGCACCTAGTATAGCGTTGTAGTTTATTAACTTATCTTCACTATCGTCATATTCCCAGTTGCCATATAGTAGTCTTTGCTTGCTTATATAGTCAAGTTTTTCTAGCTGGTCTTTATAGTGTTTAGAGATATGCCTATTATCTGTTACAAGCGACTGTATAAACTTACGATATTCAGGTAACCTATTCTCTTTGTGTGGTTTGTAAAAGTTAGTATATACCCATTCTTTACTAGGGTTGCAAGTTAGTAGTGTCTTAGGCACTAAATTGTTTTCGTCTAGCTTATACCTCAACCTACTACTTACTATTTGTTTGGCTTTTTCTGTTATTTGGTTACATTCGTCAATAAATGCAGCAGTAAGTTCTAATGAACCTAAGCTATCAAAGTTTTTATCTGATGGGTATTGGAATAAATCTTTTAATATAACCTCTGAATTATTGTAAAACGTAATAATGTTGCTACTTGCGTTGTATTTGTAGTGTGTATTAGCTTCTATACCCCATTCACTACATACATCAAAAAATGTATTCAGTGTAGTCTTTTTAAGATTGTCTAGCTTACTACGACCTATTAAACATCTTATACCATCGTAAGACGTGCATAGTGTTATTATCCAAGCACAACCTAAATAACTTTTACCACCACCAGCAGCACCACCATATAATACTTCTGTTGTGGTCTTATCTGTTAGGTACTCTATTGCTAGCCATTGTTTACTCGTTAGTTTCGCTATCATCGTCTTTCATTAGAGTAATAGTTATAGGCTTAAACTCACCACTAACATCTAACTCTTGTTTCTCTACATAACCTCGCTTTTTACCTTTAGTCTTTAGGTAAAATATAGTGGCTTGTGTACCACCTTTCTTAATCTGTTTGTGTAGGTGGCTTTCAGCAAAGTCAATAGCTACATCATCAATACTCTTGACTGCTAGATTATACGCTTCATCATCTTTTAACCATTGGTAGTGTGTCGTTCTATCTATACCTACCAGCTTACAAGCAGAGGTAACTACACCTAATGTTTTTTCTAATGCTTCTAACATAGCTAATTTTCCTTTCTCAGTTCTATCTTGCATAAGTGTTGGATTTTGTTGTTATTTACCACACAAGGCGCATACTATTTTGTCCTTCGGTTGTTCTTCATTTTCTTCATCAAAGCTATTAATAATATCATCTTCGTTTTGCCATACATCTAAACCCCAATCTTCTAACTCTACACTATCCCATTCATTAGCTAGTATATCCCAATCCCAATCACCAAAGCCTAAATTATCTTTTATTATGAACTCTTGCTTTTGTTTATTTGTTAGTTTATCGGCTCTTATTATGTTTACTTCTGTATGCCCTAACTCTACTAATGCTTTGTATCGCATATTACCACCAAGTATGTAACCTTCATTATCTATTACAATAGGTCTTAACTCTAGCATCTGTGGAAAGTCTTGTATAGACTGCTTTAGCTTTTCAAACTTAGCAGTATTAACAAGTCTAGGGTTAATAGGATTGTTGCGTATGCTATTAATAGGTACTCGTTCCATTGTATGTAAATAATTTTTCGTTTATCCTATCTAACTCACTTTGTTCTTCGTTAAGGTGCTTTTGTCTTTTTAATTCAAAGTTGAGGTGGTCTATTGCCTTTTGTATGTCCTTAGATATATCGTTATCTTCTTTTTTACCAGCACGCATTAAATATGCTAGTGCTACACCTAAGTTATAGTTATTGCCACAAAAATCTTCAATTACCTCGTGTGCTTCTAATTTATAGTATGTGCCTTTGTAATATTTTGGTGTATTCATAAGTCATATTTATTTACTAAGTTTTTAATACCTTGATATACTGAATTTAAGCAGCTATTACAATTACTTGTTGTTCTATACCTAGTTTTATATATTTCATTATACAGATTTATTAAATCTGCTTTTACTTCTTTGTTAGGTGCTTTACCTGTTTTACATAAAGACCACACGTCTTTAATTTTTTTCTTTTGTATTTCTGTTATATCTACCATTTGTCTTTAGGGCATTTTTCTGTTTTCCAAGCTGCTTTTGTTTCAATAGGACAACCACATATACTACACTCTACGTCAGGTGTTAAGTGTGGACAACGTGAACAAATATAGGCTCTATCATAATATGTAGTAGTATCTACATTTTCAAAACCCCCTAACATTCTTTTGCTAACTGCTTTTAAATAGTTATACGTCTTTACCATTAAGTTTGGAGTGTCCATTTTCTTTTTGTCCATATCTATACAATTTAATTATACCTATCGGTGCGTGTTCATCACT